TTACTGGAACAGATCCAGATTGGTCTGCTTGCCGCCGTAGATGCCCATGGGCTCCACATGGATGGCGCTGACAGACACCAGATGGGTGCCCTGCTGGGCGTTGAAGTCCTGCAGGTAGGGGATGTGCTGGAAGTAGTTGGCGTTGAGGGTGCCGTCCTCCACCACGGTGTTGGGCACCACATAGTCGTTGTAGGACTGGATATCCAGGGTGATGTTCTTCTCGGCCAGGATGGTCTTGGCGATCTCCAGGATCTCGGCGTGGGGTGCGGGGGAGGCGGCCACGGAGATGGTCTGGCCGGACAGGGCGGCATAGTCGATGGAGGCGTCAAAGCCGTCGGTGGGATTCTCCACCACGGAGATAACGGCGCCGTTGTACTTGGTCTTGATGAAGTCGGCCACCTTCCGGCTCTTCAGGGCGGCGGACAGGGCCAGCACGGCGGGCTGGTTCTCATTGCCCTCCTTCACCACCAGAATGTTGCCGTAGGCGGAGGCGGAGCCCTCCAGCTTCAGGGCCTTCTCGGTGGGGTTGAGACCGGCGGAGATGGCATAGTTGCTGTTGATGACGGCGTAATCCACATCCTGCAGGAGGTTGGGCAGCTGAGCGGCCTCGGCCTCCACGATCTGCACGTTGTGGGGATTTTCGGCGATGTCATTCTTGGTGGCGGTGATGCCGGCGCCCTCCTTCAGCTTGATGATACCGGCCTCCTCCAGCAGCATCAGGGCGCGGGCCTCGTTGGTGGTATCGTTGGGAACGGCGATCTTGATGGCGTCGCTGCCGCTGCCGCCGCAGGCGGTCAGGCACAGGATCAGGGTCAGGGTCAGGATGCAGGCAAACAGCTTGGTGATGGTCTTTTTCATAATGATCTCCTTTTCATTGTTACAGTGGATTGGTTGGTTGGGTCGGGGCGGGGGTGTGCTGCTCAATGAGGGAGACACATTCGTTCCTTTTCCCGGATCAGCTTGTTCATAGCGGCGACTCCTTTTGCGAAAAATAAAAAACAGCGGGAGGTCAAATGACCTTCCGCTGCTCTTAACTCCTATGAGTGGGCTTAGCCCTGAGAACAGATGACGGACAGATGACCGAAATGGGTACGACGAGGCATGCACATGGAACCCATGCACATCTGCATCATCATCATGTTGCCGGTCAGCTTCATCATGTTTCTGTTCTCCTTCCCTGTTTTCTTGTGTGCCATCCTACCACCGCTTTTTTCCGTTGTCAAGACAATTCTGTAAATTTTTTCGGCAGACGGCACAGAGGCAAACTCACAGGAGGGCTTCCAGCTGCCGTTTCTGTGCCTCCGACAGGCGGCTGCGGTACTGCTCCAGCAGGGCCTGTGCCTGCTGGGGATGGCCGGAGCGCAGGTAGTTGGTCATGGCCCGGCGGAGGCTTTCGGCCGCGGCGGCGGACAGGGTGCGGACGGGGGCGGGGGCGGCGGAGCCGCTGTTGACGGCGGCGCCGTCGGAGGCCTTCTGCTCCTGCTTGGCCTTGTCGGCATAGTGGTCCAGCAGCAGCTGATACTGCTGACGGTCCTGCTTGTCGGCCAGCTGGTACAGTTCCCGGGCCGCCTCCTCCTGCCGCTGCCAGTCCTGCTGACGGTCCAGCCAGCGGTCGTAGGCGGTTTCCTCCTGCTGCTGCAGCAGGTCGTACCGGTCCTCCATCCTCTGACCCTCCGCCAGCCAGCGGTCGTAGGCCACCTCCTCCCTCCTGCCGGCCAGCTCCGCCAGATCCTGCAGGTACTCCCCGTAGGCCTGCTGACCCACCGACTGGGCATAGCTGGAGCCGTAGCCGCCGGTGAGAGCGGCGGCCTGTCCCATGGTGTCGGCCATGGCGGCCCGGCCCTGTCGGGCATACTGCCGGGCGGCGGAGAGATAGCCGGCGTCGGCGGCGGGGTCGTAGGAGAAGGGGTCCCGGTGGGTGATGCGGTCATACAGCTGGGCCAGCTGCTGATCGAAGCCGGACACATAGTCCTCCGGGGCGGTATCCAGCACGCTCTCCCAGCGGCTGAGGGCCGTCTCCGTGTCGGCGGAGGGGGTGTAGCCCGCCTCCAGCTGGGCCAGACGGTCCGCCGTCTCGTCGGAGACGCCGGAGAGCACCTGTTTGCCGGTGCTGGCGCCGGGGGTCACCGGGGCCGCCAGCAGATGGCCCCAGGTCTGATTTCCGGCGATGCCGTCTGTCAGCAGGCCGTTTTTCTGCTGGTAGTCCCGGACGGCGGAACGGGTCTTTGCCCCGAAGATGCCGTCCTCGTCCAACCCATAGCCCTTTTGATTCAGGAGGCTCTGCAGCCGCTTCACCGCGTCGCCGGTGCTGCCGTAGGCCACCTGCTGATAGGTGGATGCCATAATGGTTGTTCCTCCTTGGTTATTTCCACTTGCCTATGGCGTGGATGTAGACATTCATGCTCTGTCCGGTGGCGGAAGTGGGACGCACCAGAAAGAACTTGTCGGTGGCCGTCTTGGTGGGGGCGGTATTGCCCCGCTCCACGAAGGCCGCCGTGCCGCCGCCGTAGCCGGTCTGAATGTCCAGATAGGTGGGGGCGGCGGTGAACAGGCCGCTGGGGAAGGTGGCCTGATAGGCGGTGGTGCTCTCGTAGAGGCTGCCCCACGCCTTCGTCATGGCCACCGTTCCCAGAACATAGTTGCCCCAGCACTGGGCCATGCCGCTGTTCCACTTCTGCCAGGTCCAGATGCCGGAGGTCCCCTGCTCCACCACGAAGTCCGTGATGCCCAGGGCCCTACGCAGGTTGGCCATGGAGGTATATCCGCTGCCGGCATAGCCGCTGTTGAAGCCCAGCACATAGGCGGGGGCGGTGTTGGAGGCGTTTCTGCAGAGGTCTTTGAGTGCCTCGGCCGGCAAAAGACCGGAAACCCTTGTCATTTCTGTTCCGGAATCCAGGGTAATCGTCCCCCGGTCACTCACCGTCAGGGCGCGATGCGTTCTGATCTCGACATATCCCCAATGGCTTTGCGTATTGAGTTCCAGCCGATAGGTGGTTGTATCTCCCTCCGTTTGATATCGGAATGACTTGATGGCAAGGTTGCTGTAATGCATAAAAGCGCCGCCGATCGGTGCCCCCGTTTTAGAACTCGCATTAAACTGAACAAATCCAAAATTTGCATTTTGGGATGCCCAATAGATCATAACGGGGTAGCGATAGGTTTCCCCCGCCACACCTTTAACGGAAAAGCAGAGGGTATCTCTGATCCAAATGTTGTGTGACACATACGGCTCGAGGACCGATCTGCCACCCACTTTCAATCCACCCTCCACCGTTACGTCCCCGGCGAACTCCGCCGGCCAGGCGCACTCCAGTTTCTCCCCCTCGGCGTACTTGCCGAAGGCCGCGCCCCTTCCGCCGGGCCGCAGATGGAACGTCACCGCGTCGGTGGGGATGGGAACGGTCACCGAGCGGGTCTGACCCAGCAGGTCCGTGGCCGTCACCTCCGCCTCGCAGGACCGGTGGGGGTCGAAGCCCTGCAGCAGGATGCTGCCGGAGAAGGTCTGCGCCCCGCTCCACTCCTCCCCCGTCTGACGGGTGCGGACGGTGGTGGTGACGGCGTTGCGGCCGCCCACCGGGGAGCAGCCTCCCACACCGGACACGGTCAGACAGCTGCCGCCGGAGTCCGCTGCGCCCCCTGCATCACAGCGGAGGGCGGACACCCCGTTGAGGGTGGGCAGGCCGCAGGGATGGACGGGGATGGGGTCCAGCGCCGCGGTGGCGGTGCGGCCGCGGCTGTCGGTGACGGTGACGGTGGGGACGAACTCCCCTGCCGCCGTCAGCTTTCCGGTGGTGCCGGAGGCGGCGGAGCCGGTCTGCGTGCCGAAGGTGAATCCCCGCTTTTGGATGGTGGAGCCGTAGGCCCCGGCATCGGTGACGGTGTACTGAAGCCGGCTGAAGCCCTGCACCGCCGTCTCCCCCCAATCCGCCGGGACGCCCTCCCCCGGCAGCACCGTGACAGACAAACGGACGGTGGGCACCACCGAGGCGGGCACCGACACGGAGAAGGGGCAGCTTTGGCTCTGCCCCACCTGTCCGCTGCCCTGATAGGTGGTGACGGTGAGGGTGCCCTGTCCGCCGGTGTCGTCGGGCAGCTGGCGGGCCAGCTCCAGCGGCGGCGTCCAGCGCAGGGCGGTGGCGGCGGATCTGGTGCAGAGGGTCCCCCGCTCCGTTCCCAGCTGCCAGGTGACGGTGTGGGTGAAGGCGGCGCTGGCCCGGTGGACGGTGACCGTCCCCTGCTGGCCCAGGGTCAGGACCGGCACGGTGAGGGTGCTGGCCCGGGGGATGGTGTCCAGGGTCACGGTGGCGGAGATGTCCGTCCACTCCAGACTGGTGCTGGGCTGATAGCCGGTGGCGCGGATGGTCACCGAGCCGGTGCCGTCCGCCCCGTGGTACACCCGGGCCGTGTGGGTGATGGCCACCGTGTTGGACTGATAGGTGATGGACAGATACCGGTCGGTCACCGTCAGGGTGGTGCCGCCGATATCCAGTGTGCCGTTCCACTTACCGTCGGTGGTGTAGCCGGTGTTGGTGCGGCTGTAGGTAAGGGTGGCGGTCACATCGGAGTAGTTGCCCGTCACCGACTGGGTGGCGGACCAGGTGATGGTCGGTACGATGAGGCTGTTGGCGGTCGTACCGGTGAAGCTGCCGGAAAGGGCCATAGATTATCCTCCCATCCATTGAAATGCCAGCCCGTCGCTGCTGTCCAGCCGCCAGCTGCCCAGGGTCACGCTGCCCAGCACCGTGATGTCCCGGATATAGAGCCGGTTGTTGCTGATGTAGGCCACCTCCGTGGCGTCCTGCCAGAAGCTGAGCTTTTCGGCGGTGAAGAGGGCGCGGAAGTGGGTCTGATCCACCACCGGCTCCCCGTCCACCTCCGTGGTGGTCAGGTGCTGGCCCACCGCCACACCGTACACCGGCAGGTCCCCCTCCCAGCAGACGATGCCGGTGCGGATGTACCCCTCCGTCTCGGTGCGGTAGCGGTCAAAGGCGGCGGTGACGGCGGCGGTGTCCGCCTGCAGGTCGGCGGCGAAGCGGTAGTACTGGCTGACGGCCTCGGGGTTGGCCTCCAGAAAGGCGCTGAGCTGCTGCACATAGGTGCCGAAGTCCGACTGGGCCACATACTCCCCGGTGAGGGTGGCGGTGAGGCGGTCCAGCCGGGCCTGCACCGTGTCCGCCGTCTTGACGATGAGGCTGCGGAGGGTGTGGTACTGGTCCGCCCAATCGCCGGGCGCGGCGGCGGCAAGACCGGCGGCGGGGGCGGAGATGGCGGTGTGGGACTCCAGCTGCTCCAGGGCCAGATTCAGCTGCTGGGCCATCTGAAACAGGTAGGTGTACTGCCCCAGCAGCTGCTCCCGGGTGCTGCCCTCGGGAAGAGGGGGCAGCGGCAGAGTGCTCATGGCTGCTCACTTCCCTTCTCGTACACCGCCGTCAGGTGCAGGAGGCGGCAGCCCCCCTCCCCGCCGATTTTGGCCAGCAGACGGTGGCAGCGGCGGGGACGCAGCTGCAGCTGACACCGCTGCACCTTCCCCGTACCGGTGACCTCCCCCTGCTGCTGCCAGGTGGCTCCGTCGTCATAGCTGAGAGCCACATGGACGGTGCTGCCCGCCTCCGGCTCCAGCTGGAAGATCAGGCGGGTCAGGTACTTGCCCCGGCTCTCCTCCAGTCCCAGCGGACCGGTGACGGCCTCCCAGCGGAGGGGTTCCTCCTTTTGGCCGCTGCGGCCGGACAGATCCAGCACCGCCCCGTCGGAGCGCAGGCAGTACAGGCGGCTGCCGCCCCCGGCGAAGGCCAGGGCGCAGGTGTCGTCCTGCCGGTGCCACAGGCCGCGGCGCACATCGTAGACCAGCAGGTGCTGTCCGCCCCACTGGTCGGCGGCGGACAGCAGGTAGGTGCCCTCCCCGCTGCCGGCCACCCCCTGCTGCAGCTGCCAGTCCCCCAGCGGGGCGCTGACGGGCAGGGGCAGGCTGCCGTCAAACCGCATGACGCCATCAGGTGACAAGTAGTATAGCTTGCCATCCACTGTCTGCAGGCTCTTGTGGCTGCCGGGGGCCACCCCGCAGCAGGGGGTGGTGACGATGCGGTGGGCACCCCCCGCCGCCGGGTACACCCGCTCCATGCAGCGCTCCTTGAAGAACAGGACGCTGCCCAGACAGGCGGCGGCGCCGGTGAAGGGGCCGTCGGAGCCCCGGGAGGCGGCGTAGCTGTCGGTGGAGAGGCCGGCAAAGACATTCCAGTTTTTGAAGTCCCCCAGCCGGCAGGCGTAGATCTCGTTGACGGCGCGGCCCTCCACCATGCCGTACTTGCAGCCCCACAGGCGGTTGCCGCACTCCACCACAAAGTCCATGTCCGGCACAGTGCGGGCCACCGTCACCGGGGTTGTCTGGGTGCGGGGCGCGGCCAGCAGGCCGGGGATCACCAGGGCATCCGCCGTCACCTGCTGCAGTATGGCGCTGCCGTTGAGGGACGCCTCCTCCAGACCGGAGAGGGTGACGCCGTCCCCGGCGGCAAAGCCCGCGCCGATGCCCGGTGCGGCGATGGACACGCAGGCCTCCTCCACCGCCGTCCAGGTGCCGGTGTCCCGGCGCAGCAGCCGCTGACCCGCCGTATCCAGCCAGAAGCTGCCCTCGGCGGCCTCCTCCGGGGCGGTCTCGGCGGCGGTGACGGCCTCGTAGGCGGTGCCGTCGGGGCGGCACAGGGTGCAGGTGACGGTGCCGGTGGTGGTGTGGCGCTGCTCCAGATAGCCCCAGTCCGACAGGTTCTGGGTGTTGAGATACACCTTGTCGGGCCAGATCAGCAGCCACGCGCCCATGCTCACCAGCTGCTTCTCCCCCTCCGTCAGGAGGGGACCGGCGGTCACGCCCCCCACCGAGAGGGTGCTGCCGTCCACCCAGATGAGGGCGTCCTTCTCCGCAAGGCCGCCGGGTCGGCTCAGTTGGGCCGCCACCGACCGGGCGGGACGGGTGCTGAGGGCCGGCCACGCGGACGCCGTCAGGTTCTCCATGTGGAAAAAGCCGCCGGGGGTGGCGCCGGGACGGCGGTCAAGTCCTGCAAAGGAGTTAACCTTTACACGGCTTCGGGGCAGGACGGTCTGCTTGGGAAAGTACATCCGCGCTCCCCCCTCTCAGCACAGGCGCAGGGCGCTGACGGCCCTGCGGGGCATATGGGTGCGGAACATGGCGTCCCGGTAGGTGAGCAGGGCGTTGTTCCAGGCGGCAGAGGCGTTGTTGCAGCGCTCCGTCTCCCCGTCGGCGTAGTGGATGCACCGCTCCAGATACCGCAGGTACAGGCCGTCATAGGGCACGGGGACGGTGAGGAGGGTGTCCTCCGTCCAGGGGTCCGGCAGCTGTGCCTCCTCCCCGCCGGTCAGCTGACCGGTCACTTCCTGCACCACGAAGCCCTCCGCCTCACGGAGCCAGTCCAGCTTCTGCTGCCGGTCATAACCGTTGGGCAGCAGCACATCCAGCCGGTCCAGCACCTCTTTGCAGGTGCGCATCGCTCCCACCTCCTCACTCCGCCATGCGGTCCACATAGCGGCGGGCCTCCTCGGCCATGCGGCGGCCGTTTTCAAGCACCTGAGCCACATAGGCGGGCACGGTCACCTCCACGCCCCGCATGATCTTCCAGCTGCGGCCGTTGACGGACACGATGACGAAATTCTCCTGATTCTTCCGGCCGCGGGGCAGCAGTACCTTCTCCATCGGCTGGGTATTCTTCTTGCTCTTCACAGGCAGTCCTCCTTCTGATGCACCCCGGCGGGAGGAGGTCCCCCCGCCGGGTCTGTGGTGTGGGATTTAGTTGGCCTTGTCCTCCAGAGAGTAGCTGGAGCCGCACTCCACGCGGACCAGATACTCGTCGTACAGGATGGCGGCGGCATGGATGCCCTTCCAGCCCACGCTGGAGCGCTGGTCCAGAGGATCGGCGGTGCCGGAGGAGCCGCGGGGCTTGACGATCACCTCGCTGCCCTCGGTCAGGTCCACCACACCGTAGGCGCCCTTGCCCACAAACAGGCAGCCGTAGACGGCGCAGCCCTCCGCGCCGCCCTCACCGGGATAGATGACCGCGCCCTCACTGCAGGTGACGGGGGCGGAGACGGTCAGCTGGGAGGCGGTGTTGGACAGCACCTCCACGCGGCTCTCGCCGATGATCACCAGACGGCCGGCCAGGGCGCCCTCCGCCACGGTGGCGCCGGAGAAGGGCACGGTGGCGGAATTGCTGACGGCGCCGGCCTTCAGGGTGCGGGCGCCCTCCGCCAGATCGTCGCCGCGGAAGATCTTGGCCTCGGTGGTCTCCACGAAGCGCACGCCGTGGAGCTCGCCGATCTCGCCGGAGAACAGCTCGCGGGCGGCGGCGTACTGGTGGGCGGCGATCCAGTCGGGATCGTTGCGCAGGTCGAAGGCCACGGAGGGGTGGATGATGCAGACGAACTTGCCCTCGAAGGTGGGGGCGTTCATCTTCTTCAGGGCGGTGGCGGCCTTGGCCACCAGCTCCGCCGTCAGCTTGCAGGAGCTGTCCAGCTTGTGGCGGTACAGCACCTCGGTCTGGCTGCCGTTTGCCCCCTGTGCGGGGGCGTAGATCACCTGATTGCCCTGCAGCACCTCGTTGCGGGTGACGGTGTCCAGGGTCAGGCCCATGTTGGTGCCGTGGCGCTCGGTGATCTCCAGCACCACATCGTCGATGGCGGTCAGGTCCAGCAGGTCGGAGACGGTGGTGTAGTCGCCGTACTGACTGAGCTCCTTGGTGATGTAGCTGACGGTGATGCCGCTGCCGTCGGGGGTGACGCCCTCGGTGAGGGGGGTCAAGGCCTTGTCGAAGGCGCCGAACTTACGCCACTCCACCGTCTTGCCGCCGCCCACAGGCAGGGGCTTGGGGGCCGCCAGCTGGTTGTGGACCAGCAGGGGCTTGGCCTGCTCCAGCAGTTCCATGCCGTAGTAGGTCTTCATCTCGGCGGACAGGCCGCCGGTGGTCTGCAGCGCGGGGTCGGCAAACAGCTGCAGGTTCAGAGTGTTTTCTCTCATGATCCGGTTTTCTCCTTTTCTTGGGTAAATATTTTCCAAAACCGCCCGGGCGGGTTCAGAACGTGATGCGCTCCCCCCGGCGGACCCGCTGGCGGATCTGGGCCAGCTCCTCCGGGGTGAGACGGCTGGGGTCCGTGGCGGTGACGGACTGGCCCGCGCCACGGTTTTCCGGGATGCGGCCTGCGCCGCTGGCCAGGGACAGGGCCGTCTGCTCCGCCGTGCGGCGGGAGGCGTAGGCCATGGCGGCGGCCAGCAGCTTCTCCCGCTGCAGCAGCTCATAGGCCTCCTGTCCGCTGACCCCCGCCAGCACCAGCCGGCCGAAGCGGGGGTCCTGCAGCAGCTGCTGCCACCGGTAGTCCGGGTACAGCTGCCGCACCTGCGGCTCCTCCTCCGCCAGCCGCTCCATGCAGCGGCGGCCGCGGGCCATGCGCCGGGCCTTGTCCTGACGCAGCAGCGCCACCTCCCGGCGCAGCTGCTCCAGCTCCTGCGCCGGGTCTGCGGGGACAGAGGGCGCGGGGTTGTCGGCAGTCGTCTCGGCGGCGGGGATCTGCGGGGCGTCAGCGGCCGGAACTTCCGCTGCAGGGACTTCCTCCCCGGCGGCGGGGATGGGGACGGCGGTGGCCGCCCCGGTTTCAATGGTTCGCTCTTCCATGGATACCTCCTGTTGATGTGTGGGAGATGTTTTGTGGGGGGATCGTTCCGTGCCTGCGGAGCGCGGAGGGACAGTTCCGTGCCTCCGGGCACGGGTGCCTTTGGCCTCGGTCCCAAAGGCACCAAAGGACCGCTTGAAACCAAGGTTTCAAGACTTCCTGCGCGCCGGTACATTGGGTGCCCCAGTACATATCCCTGCCCGCGGAATTCTGACTGTGCCCTCTTGCACAGGGGGCGGATACGGCGCAGAGCAAGTGCGTCATTTGCACCCATCCGCCAGCCCACAAATCGAAACAACCGTGGCGCGGGCAGAAGATATGTAAATTACGCAGGCATCGATCCGCGCAAAGGAACTCAAAGAACCATGGGTTCTTTGTGGCGTTCTTTGGGCGCCCGAGGCAGCGCGCCAGCGATGCCGACAAGTACCCTTGGGGTATACTTTCTTTCGCCACAGAAAGAAAGTATCCCGTGGTCGACAGGACAAGGCAGCGACCTCGCAGGTGGATTTCGCTGTGCCGGCCTCCCTCTGACGAGGGAGGTAGATGCGCCGCAAGGCGAATACGGAGGGAGAGACCACTACCCCTCCGTCAGCCTGTCGGCTGACAGCTCCCCTGACAAGGGGAGCCTTTGGCGCACATCCGCAGACGCGGGGGATTCCGCTGTCCCAGCCTCCCTCTGACGAGGGAGGTGGATTCGCCGCAAGGCGGAGACGGAGGGAGAGAATACTACCCCTCCGTCAGCCTGTCGGCTGACAGCTCCCCTGACAAGGGGAGCCTTTGGCACGTATCCGCAGACGCGGTGGATTCCGCTGTCCCGGCCTCCCTCTGACGAGGGAGGTGGATGCGCCGCAAGGCGAAGCCGGAGGGAGAGAATGCTACCCCTCCACTGCCACGCACCGGGGATACTGCTCCGCCAGCTGGCGGATGCCCCCGGCGATGAGGGCAAATTCCCGCGTGCAGTCCCCGGCGGCGGACAGGTCCACGAAGCCGGGACGGACGGTCAGCTCCCGCAGCAGCTGCCGCTGCCGCAGGTCACCAATGAGGGCGTACACCAGCGCCGACACGGCGGCGCAGACGATGTCCGCCCCCTGTGGGCCGTACCCGGCGTGTCCCCGGACCGTCAGGCGGCCGGGGGCCAGCTGCACCCGGATCATCGGGGCTGCACCGCAGCACGGGCGCCCCGGCGGGAGCGCTCCATGGCGCTGAGGGGCTGGATGCGGAGGCTGCTGCGGCCCGCCGTGCCCTCCTGAAACTCCGGCTGGGCCAGCAGCTGACTCTGCAGGTCCGTGCCCTTGGCCTCGTCCACCACCGCCGCCACCTGCAAAAGCTGCTGACGGAGGGTCTGCAGCTGGACCAGCTGGGTGCGGCTGCGGTCGATGGAGCGGCTCACCTGATCCTTGTTCTTAAAGTCCATCAGCTCCAGACACTGGAGGGCCTGATCGGCCATGTCGGCCCGGAAGAAGCCCATCTGCAGCAGCTGCAGGGCCAGCTGGTTGTACTCCATGGCCTTGTAGGGGCTCTCCTGCTGGGCGCCGATCTCCAGATCGAACTGGGGCACCCGGTAGCGGACGGTGACCCCGTCGTCCATGGGCTGGGGCTGCAGACCGGCGCCGTCGTAGGTGACGAACTCCTCCAGCCCATCGCCGCCCAGCAGACGGAACTGGCGGGGCAGACCGTAAAACTGGCGGATCAGCTCGATGCACAGGCTCATCACATCGGCGAAAGCCTCGTAGCTGTCGTCGATCATGTTCCGGGACAGCTTGCCGCCGGCCTCCTGCAGGGCGGCGATGGCGGTGGCCGCCGTGACGCCGGAGGCCACACCGCCGTTGGCCACGTCCCGGTTGCCGGCGGTCTCCTTCAGCTCGGCGATCTTGCTGTTGAGGATGGCCACATACACGCTGTCCAGCCCCGCCGTGTGGATGGGGGCGATGGAGTCGGCCCCCAGATTGCCGTTGGTGTGGACGAAGGGTTTCGTCCAGTCGGCGTACTCCGCCTCGTTGACGGCGCCGTCGGAGCGGATGAAGAACCGGGGCGTGGCGGAGGCCAGGGTGTTTTTCAGGATGGCCTGGTTCATCTGGTCGATCTGCTTCTGGGGACTCTTGCACAGGTCCACATAGCCGTAGCCGCAGGGGGTGCCCTCCTCGGGGAACAGCACATCAAAGACGAAGGGGTACTTGCCGTGGTCGTACCAGCTCCGGCTGCCGCCGTAGGCGGGGTCGTTCTCCGTGGCGTAGAGCACCTGATCCTCCACGAACTTGCAGAACTGCAGCACCGTGCGGCCCTCGCTGCGGGTGTGGTAGTACCAGTCCACCACCAGCACCTTGTCGGAGGTGTCCACCGTGTCGTCGTAGAGGTAGCGGCTGAGGCCGGGGCTGCCGGCGGCTTTCAGCTTCCCCCGCAGATGGGGGTAGGCGGCCAGCAGCTTCCGGCGGCTCACCAGCTCCGTGGAGAAGAAGTGCTCCGAGTCCTGAATGTCGGTGACACCCGGCTCCCAGAACAGATTCAGCAGGTCCATGGCCTGCAGGCTGATGTCCCCCAGCCCGTTCAATTTGGTGGGATCCCAGAACACGCCGTAGACGGCGCAGCCGGACTTCAGCTTGCGCCACCAGGCCCGGGCGTAGGTGCGCTTGAAGCGGTTGTGCTGCAGGATCACCGGCAGGATGCGGCTGAGGGTCTGGGCCTCCTGCCGGTCGCCGGGCTCACGGGGGAGGACCGTGGGCTGGGGATAGCAGTCCATGGCGTCGGCGTGCTTGGACAGGATGCAGTTGACCAGCCAGCCGCTGGCGGGCTGGGGATCGTCGGGGTTGCCCCCCTCCCCGTTTTTGGCCATCTGCTCCCAGTGGCGCAGTTTCCAGAACTGTTCGTTGTCAATGATCCGCTGCTCCAGATGGGCCTTGCCCCGGCGGTACTGCTTGAGGATCTGCTGGGCCTGACGGATCTCCTGTTCCCCGATCTTGGGGGTGAGCATGTTGTTTTCCATATACTCCTCCTGTCTAATGGTGTGTTGCCCCGGCGCGCTGCAGGTTCAGGGGGTCGTCCCCCAGGGGCAGACCCCCCTCCCCCGCCTTGGGGGGCGCTATGGGCCGTGACATACAGAAATACCGCACCTCGTCGGCCACATGGTCCTCCTGCCGGGTGTCCAGATCCTCGGGATCCGTCTGGGAGAACAGCAGCTGGGGCACGGTGCGGCGGAAGGCCCGGCAGTTTTCAAAGACGTACAGGCCCGGATACCCCTCCCCGTCGAAGGCCAGCCGGTAGTGGACCTGCATCCAGCCGGGGATGCGGCGGTTGTCCCCCTTGCTGAACCAGATCCGCTCCTTCAGGGCCGTCTCGTAGATGCTCTCGCCCCGGCTGGTGTCCCAGATGGCCGGGTCCGCCACGCCGTAGATGTCCCGGCCCCGCAGCCACGGGTGCTCCTGCTCCATGCGGCGGATCTCCCGGAACTGCCGCTGGGGCGTCCAGCGAACCCCCTCGTCGGGGTTGCCGGTGCAGCCGTACAGCTCCAGGATCCGGTACAGGCACCCGTCAAAGTCCACCGCCCACCAGCCGCAGGAGAAGGGTTTGGCGTAGCCGAAGTCGTAGCTGCGGTACACCTTCCACTCCCGGGGGATGTCGAAGGGGGCGATCACATGGGTGAAGCGGCGGTCCCGGTAGTGGGCCGGGTCGTCGGTGTACTCCTGAAAGAACTGGCCGGCGAACAGGTCCCACCGCCCCTCCAGCCACGCCTCCCGCAGGCGGCGGGGCAGGGCCTGCAGCTGCTTGAGGTAGTCCGGCTGGGCCTGCAGCAGGGCCACGTTGTCCGTCACCTTTGCAGGGAGGAACACATAGTCCGCCGGGTCCTCCCCCGGCAGGTAGCGCCGGTCGATGAAGAGCCGCTTGATGTAGCTGTGTCCGGGCCCGCCGGGGTTGCAGGTGTAGTAGATCCGCTTGGGGAAGTCGTTGACGCCCCGCAGGCAGGCGGCGAACTGACGCATCCACTCCTCCTGCAGCTGGGTGGCCTCGTCCAGATAGATCACGTCGTACTCGGCGCCCTGATAGCGGTCCATGTCGCTGGCTGCGGCGCAGTAGCCGAAGTCCAGCACGCTGCCGTTTGGAAACACAAACTGCCGCTGGGCGGCCCGGTACTCGGCGATGCCCGCCAGCTCCCGGCGGAGGAAGCGGATGTGGTTGTTCTCCAGCTCCTGATAGGTGCGCCGCACCAGCAGCTGCCGGATGCCGGGGTAGCGCAGGGCCATCAGCTTGGCCTTGGTGCGCACCGCCCAGCTTTTGCCGCCGCCCCGGGCGCCGCCGAAGGCGATGTACTTGGCCTGACAGCGGAGGAACTCCTCCTGCCGGGGGTTGGGCCGCTGGAGGATCATCGGCTCCACGCGGCCACCTCCCCCTCCAGCTGCACCTGCAGCAGGGCGGGACTGTCCGATGCCTCCAGCCGCTGGTACAGGTCCGTGGCCTCCCGCAGCAGGGCCGTCAGCTCCTTCAGGCTCTTCAGGTCACAGGGGTACTCCGGGTCGGCGGCCCGGCGGCGCTCCATGTCCGCCAGCTGGTCGGCGGCCACATCCGCCAGACGGCGCCAGAGGCCCGACAGGGCGGGGCGGTTCTCTTTTTCTCTGTTTTGTGGGATCATCTGTGTGGCCTCCTTGTTGTGGGAATTTGTTTTTTGGGGAGGTGTTCCGCGTCTGCGGGCACCGATTTGTTTTTTTTAGGATTGTTCCGCGTCTGCCAACGCGTGTGCCTTTGGCCACGGTCCCAAAGGCACCAAAGGACCGCTTGAAACCGAGGTTTCAAGACTTCCTGCGCGCCGGTACATTGGGTGCCCCAGTACATATCCCTGCCCGCGGAATGTTGACTGTGCCCGTTGTTGGTTTGCCGTTTGGCGCAAGTATGGCACATACGGCGGCTCTGTCGGAAACGGTCGAAATCGGCAGGCGCGGCTGCTCCTGCATTTTCCACAGGCAGCGGCAGCGGATACGGGGCAGGGCAAGTGCGTCATTTGCACCCATCAGCCGACTGGTGAAAAGAAACAACCGTGGCGCGGGCAGAAGATATGTAAGTTACGCAGGCACTTTGTCCGCGCAAAGGAACTCAAAGAACCATGGGTTCTTTGTGGCGTTCTTTGGGCACTTTCTTTCGACACAGAAAGAAAGTGCCTCGCCGAAGGCAGGACAAGGCGGCGACCTCGCGGGGGGATTCCTTCTGTGCCGCTGCCTCCCTCTGACGAGGGAGGTGGCTTCGCCGCAAGGCGAAGCCGGAGGGAGAGAATACTACCCCTCCTCCCCGGCGGCGCAGAGACAGGGCGCAAAATACCGCCGGGCAAACTCCGGCAGGCAGTACCGGCACACCGCCTCCCCCTGGATGCGGTAGTACCCCTCCCCCACATAGATCTCCTCCCGGCAGCAGCTGCAAAGACCCGCCCTGCAGCTGCCGTCCGCCTCCCGGATCCGGGGCAGACGCACGGCCCTCACCTCCCCCAAAAGTCTTTTCACCTATAGGCAGACCCGGCCCTTTGTTGCCCCGCCTGTTGCGGCGAAGGGAGCAACCGGCCCTATTTTCCCGCCGTCTTCTGCCTTCCCGCCCATTCCTCCCCGCCCCGTTGCCCCAAACCCCACAACACACAGGGCAACAAATGCCCCTGCTGCGCCTATGAGTAGAGAGAACTTTTCCCGGGAAAGGAGGTGCACCTATGGAACAACTGATGTGGCTCAGCCAGCTGTGCTCCTGCCTGACGGCCACGGCCGGGGCGGCCCTGCTGCTGATCCGCCCCCTGCGGGAGGCCGCCACCGGCACCCGTCACCTGCGGGACGGCCTGAAGTGCCTGCTGCGCAGCAATCTGCTGCGCACATATTATAGGAACAGGGAGCGGGGTGCCATCCGCCAGTACGAGTACGAGAACTTTCTCTACGAGTACAAGGCCTATCGGGCTCTGGGGGGCAACTCCTTCCTGGAGAAGATCCATTCCGAGGTGTCCAAATGGGACATCATCACCTGAACAGGAGGAAGAGAACTATGGAATTTGGTGTAACCGGAATCGCATCCATCACGGTGCTGGCCTACGGGGTGGGCCTGCTGGTGAAAGCCAGCGGTCTGGACAACAAGTGGATCCCCGTCCTCTGCGCGCTGGTGGGTACGGCGCTGGGCGTGGCCGCCATGCTGCTGATGCCCGTGCCCCCCGCGGAGGATTACCTGACCGCGGCGGCCATCGGCATGGCCTCCGGCCTTGCAGCCACCGGCGCCGATCAGGCCATCCGCCAGCTGACCGGCGGCAGCGGTGGGGGCGGCGTCCCTGTGGGAGAGGCGGTGGCCTATGCCTAAGGTGTATCTGTCCCCCGCCTACCACGCCTACAACCCCTGCGCCCTCCCCGGCTGCGATGAGACCACCCACAACAACCAGTATCTGGACCAGCTGGAGCCCTACCTGACCGCCTGCGGCATCGACTTTCTCCGTGGCCCCCGCCGCACCCCCCGGTCCAATGAGGACGGCGGCAAGTATATGGAGCAGGCGGTGGCCCAGTCCAACCGCTGGGGGGCCGACGTCCACTATGTCAGCCACACCAACGCCTTTGACGGCTCCGTCCGGGGCTATCGGCCCATGATCTACCCCGGCTCCGTCCAGGGTCGGCATCTGGCCCAACAGATGATGGCCCGCCGCCGTGCCATCTACGACGGGGCCATCACACTGGTGGAGCGGGCCGACCTCTACGAGCTGCGGGCCACAAAGGCCGTGGCCTACTACGAAGAGCACGTCTTTCACGACAACGAGGCCGAAGCCCGCTGGTTTCACGACAACCTGCGGGCCGTGGCGGAGTCCGCCGCCCGGGGCCTGTGCGACTATTTCGGCATCCCCTTTGTGGATCCCTATGCCGCGCCCGCCGATGCCCCCGCCGGCTCCGCCCCCGCAGGGGACGCCGTCCCCCTGCCCCAGCTGTCTGAGGGCAGCAGCGGCCGCTCCGTCCGTGCCCTGCAGATCCTGCTGACCGGCTACGGCTACTCCGCCGGCGCGGCGGACGGCATCTTCGGCCCCAACACCGCCGCCGCCCTGCGCCGCTACCAGCAGGCGGCGGGCCTGTCCGCCGACGGCATCGCAGGTCCCCGCACCTGGCGCAGCCTCCTGACGGAATAAGCTGACATCCGGGGTCCCGGAGATTTTTCCCCGGGGCCCCATCCTCCTCTTGCCATAGGGGCGATCCTCTGTTACACTGGAGAAAAAGGATCAGGAGGTATCTGCCCATGACCCGCGAAGAGATCTTTCAGGAGCTCTACCACGGCGAGACCGTGTACCCCCCTCCCCTCGAGGACCACAGCGCCCTGCTGGAGGTGACCCGCGGCTGCTCCTGGCGAAAGTGCAAATTCTGCGATTTCCCCAAGGACGGCTTCTCCGTGGTGCCCATGTCGGAGCTGACACGGAAGGTGGAGCTGCTGCGTCAGGTCCTCGATGGCCGCACCCGTCTGCATCTGCTGGGCTGCAACCCCTTCTGCCTGCCCACCGATCAGCTGCTGAACATTCTGGCCCTCATCCGGGACCGCCTCCCCCAAATCCGGGATGTGTCCATGTACGCCCGGGCCGATGATGTGCTGAAAAAGACCCCCCAGGAGCTGAGCCTGCTGTGTAAGGCCGGCGCCACGGACCTGCACATCGGGCTGGAGAGCGGCAGCGACCTGCTCCTCTCCCTCCACGACAAGGGGGAGACGGTGGCGGATATGGACGCGGCGCTGGACAAGCTGGACCGGGCCGGCATCCGCTACTACCTGACGGTGATCCCCGGGTTGGGCGGCCATACCTACAGCCGGGAGCATGCGGAGGAGACGGCCGCCTTCCTCAACCGCCATAGGCCCATGAGCATCTGGTGCATCGGCCTGAAGGTGTGGCCCGATACGCCTCTGGACGATATGGTGAAGGCCGGGGATTTCTCCCCCATGACCTACCGGGAGATGCTGGCGGAGGAGCGGTATATGCTCAGTCTCCTGCAGCCCCGGGACCTGTGCCTGTATGTGGACTCCACGGTGCTGGGGAAGTACTCCATCGTGGCGGCCCTGCCGGAGCAGCAGGCCTCGGTGCTTCAGCAGATGGACCGTCTGCTGGCCCAAAACCCGGAATGA